GTCCCGGCGCCGGACTACAGAGATTGGACCCGCCCCGCCCCTGGGCGCTGGCTGGCTTCGCGCTGCCCTTGATGCCCTTGGCCTTGTTCGGCTTCTCTTTCGCCTTGCTCATATCGTTTCCTATTGCGCCTCGTGGGCGTGCTACCTGGTGCGCTGGCCTGGCCTGATGCCGGCCTGGGCCAATGCTGGCCTATCTATCGTTGCTGTTTTCCACTTGTGGCACGGGCCGCATGCGGTCTGCAGGTTGCGCGGGTCGAGGCGCCTGGTCGGGTCCATGTTGATCGGCGTGATGTGGTCTACCTCTGTACCTGGTGTGCCGTTGCAATGGTGGCGTATCTCACACAGCGGGCTATGGCGCAGCTTCCATGTCCGAAGGTTCAGCCACGCGGCATCGTATCCACGCCTGGCTGCGCTTTGCCGCCGATCCAGTTTGGCCGGGTAAGGGTGCTGCGGGCAGCGGGCCTCGTGGCTCAGGTTGTGGCAGCCGGGGTAGGTGCACGGGCGCAGGCTGGCGGTTGGCATGGTGCTACCTCGGCCCGAGTGGCGTACCGGCAGGGCATTCGTGCTCGCGGTGTTTCTCCGGCTTGTAGGTGGTGTGCCATGCCTGGGCTTGCTCGGGCCTGCTGCCGTGGTCCACATAAATGATCAGGTCGCGGATCCCGTCGCTGATGCGCAGCGGGATCACCGCTGCTCGGCAGTCAGGGCATCGCTGGATGCGGTGCGCCCACTTGGCCTTGATCGCTGCGGCCATCTTGTCGCCTTCTGGATCGGGCGGGTATCTGCTCACGCTGGCTGGCCTCGCACCCTGGCCCATCGTTCGGCGAACGTTTCCCGGCGGGCCGGCGGCGGGCTGGCCTGGCGGGCGATCGCCTCGATGTCGACCGTGCGCCACCACCCTGGCGGGGTTGGCTGGCCGGCTTCCCGGCGCTGGCGCATGGCCTCGATGATGGCTGCCGGGTAAATCCGGCAGGCGCGCCCATGCACCGCGGGTTCCGGCAGGTTGCCGCGGTCGGCCCAATACGCGACGTGGTTTGGCGCCACGCCGAGGCGCTCGGCCGCCGTGCTCTGGCTGATGAACCCGTCGGGCACCGCCCACTGGCCTTTCTGTTTCCGCGCTTTCATGCTGGATCTATCGTGAACTGGCGGGCGGCGATGCTGACTTCGGTTGGTACGCCGATCATGCGCCACAGGCGGTCGCCGGCGTCGATGGCGCCATTCTCGTGGATGCCCTCGATGGTGATCTCAACCAGGCCGCGGCCCTCGTTTCGTGGCTCGACGGTGATGGCGGTGATGTCGGCGCCATCCAGCTCGAGGCCGGCGCCTGGCTTTAGGCGGTCGTGGAACTTGGCCCGCACGTTGCGGATCGGTTCGTTGATGTGCAGCGGGTAGAGGTTGCTCAGTTGCGGTTCGCCGTTGCCGTTCCAGAAGGTGCCGGTCAGCTCGGGATCCGGGCTAAGGTCGGCGATCACGGCGGTCGGCAGCACGATCAGCAGGGTGATTTTGTACTTGCGCCTGGCGTCGGCGGTTTTTTCCTTGCTCAGGCGGATGGCGGTGATCGAGGCCAGCGTCGGGTCGATGGTCAGCATGGTGGTTTCTCCGGTTGTGTGGTGGTGGTTTCGGTGATGTCGACGTCTACCCATCCCGGCTTTTGTGGTGCTGTCCGGGTAACGCGCAGGTCGTCGATCTGGTGGTCATCGTTGTAAACGCCGGCGTCCTGCAGGGCGTCCTGCAGGGCTTTCAGGATGTTGTCGAGGTCGCGGCAGCGGTTGTCTGGCGCGACGGCAACCACGCGCATGGTCAGTCGTCCTGCCAGTGGCGATCGGCCGGCTCGGCCGCGGGCTTGCGCGACGCGGATGGCGACGTCGGCCTTGTAGTTTCTGCCGTGTTCGGCGACTCGGATGCTGCCGTCGCGGTTGCGTCGCCAGTAGTTGTTGACGGATGGCGGGAATGGGAGGGTGATGCAGAAGCGCCGGCGTTGTTGGTCTGCATGCGCACCAAGCACACGCTGAGTGTCGGCAGCGTCCCGTTTCGTTTTGCCTCTTGCGCCAGCTGCCATAAATCGCCCTTGGTGAACTCCCGCATGTAGGCGGCCCACTGCGCCGGGTTCGGGCGCCCTTCGAGAATCACCACGCCGGCGGTCGTGAGGTGGTTCACGAACGCGGTGATGATCTCCGGCGTGATCTGACCACACGCCGGCAGCGTTGGCAAACTGGCTTGTGGCTTGATGGGCGCGTCAGCGGTCATGGCTGATGCTCCAACCTCGGCAGCAGTTCTCGCTCCTCGGCAACCTCAAGCACCGTCTGGCCGTTGCGGAGCAGGATCTGACCGAGAAACGCGCCCTCGAAGGACAGTATCCCCACCTCGATGGCGGTGATCTGGCCCTTGATCCAGTCCCGGAGGATCGAGCAGGTGGATATTTGCGCCTGCGCAAGTGCTTCCCGCTCGTGCTCGATCAGGGTCTTGCGCATTCGTGACGGGTTGTACGGCCGCTCCTTGAGCAAGGCCACGGCGTAGCCTTTCACGCTGGCCTTGATGCTCACGTCCCGGCTGCGATACGTGAACTGCACCATGATCTCGCCGTGTTCGCTGTCCGTCATGGTGCCGAACCGCGACACGCCGAACTTCGTCAGCAGCTTCTGGATGTCATCCAGGGCGCGGTTGCCGCTGGTGGCGGAGGCGTAGGGCAGCGTCATTTACCGACTCTCCGATGCTGGTTTGCATGAGGGCAGGTGCTGAAATGCGACACATGCCGGCTCAGGTCCAGCTCGTCGTCGTCCGGTTTCACGGTGTCGCTATCGACTGGCATGTTCTTGCCGCTGGCCGTGCGGAACCAGATGATCGTCTGGCGGCATGACCGGCAGCGCACAATGCGCCGCTCGTGGGCCTCGGTGGTGTCGTCGGTGTCGAAGCTCATGGCTTCTGCTCCTCATTCAGCAGCTTGTTCAATGTGAATCCACTCCCCGCGAAGATACGGCGCTTCGCGCCGCGCCTTATTTCGGGCGTTAGGCGTCAGCATCCCAAGCAGCAACAACAGCCGCCACCTGAGTCTTTGCGTTGATGCCAGCCTTAAATCCGCGCATGTACGCCTCATTTACTAGCGACTCGCAATCGCGGCGGTTCTGCTCACCGTCAATGCTCTTGGCGTCATCCCATGCCCATCCGGCCGCTTCGAGAACTTCTTTCACCTGCGGCCTGGTGAGCTTCCGAATATCTACGAACATGCCATCTGCTCCTTAATAAACTGCGCCATCTGCCGTTCTTGTTCGTCGTTTCGTGCGCGTATTTCGTTGAGCGGGCCGCCGATGCCATAAATCTGCGTGTGGATCTTGCCCGCCGCTGATGGTGCCCTCAATGTCGAAGTTATGCCGCACCCGTCTGATCCATCATCACCGTGCGGGCCAGCGCCTCACACGTCGGGCAGGTATCAAACGGCGTTTGCGGTGGTGGCGCTGCCTGCTCCATTGCCAGATAGATTCGCTCCAGCAGGTTGGCGGACAAAACGAAGTCGCCCTTCGCCAGCATCACATCATGCGCAGCGCCAATCATTTCTCGGGTTACTGTCGCCGTCCTGCCAGTGCCAACTTTTGCCGCCTTCAGTTCAGCAATCGCTGTCAGCGTCTGGTCGGGGTCGCCGCATCCGTCATCACCGATTCCAAGCGCCTCATCAATCGCGGCCAGCGTGCGCACCGCCTGCTCAAACATGCTCTTGTAGTCTGTCATTTCCCCTCCAGTGCGCGGGTGATTGGGTCGGTCATGGTTTCTGCTCCTTCGGTGGTTTGCTCTTAGCAATTGCCGCAGTCAACCAATAACGGGCTGCTCGCTCGAAAGAATCCCAGTATTCAAGCCCACGCGCATGTATAGGCTCTGGCACTACGCCTGTCGGTCGCCCGCACAACATGCCGTAAGTCCACCCGGCGTCACGCTCGTTCCGCAGTAATTGCAGGGCGTCCTCTATATCCAGCGGGAGCGAGAGGAACGTGTGGTTATCCCGCATGTAATGGGCTGTGACGTACTGCGGAAGCGCCTCCTCTGGGACTATATGCTTCTGCCAGCGTCCGTCTGGAAGTTGTTTGTAGTTGCTCATCCTGGCCCCTCCAGTGCGCGGGTGATGGTCTTTTGAGCGGCTTAGACGATGCAACCGGGCCTGTGTTTATAGACCCTGTGCCCGAAGCACGAGACGCAGGAATCGGCGCGCATGACCTCATCCAGCACATCCAGCAGCGCGGCCACAACTTCTGGCGGGCAGGTTTTGTAGTGCGCATCTTTCGCACAGAGCGGATTGACAACGTATGGATCGCACCACTCCTTTCGGGCTTTCTGGATAAGGTCGGTCATAACCTACCATCCTCCCTCGCCTCACGAAGCGCGGCCCGCATTTGGATAAGGTCGGCAGTCATGTACTCGGTCGAAACTCGGACTCGATCGGCGTCTGTCTGGTCGGCGGGATTGATGCAAAGGGCAAGTCAGAAGTGAACTACACACCGGGCCAATGGGCGGCGCTCAGGACCACGATCAAGTTCCTGCTGGCGATGTATCCAGGGGCGCAGGTGACGGGGCATAGGGACGTTATCAGGCCGGGTGATCCGCCGAAGGACTGCCCGTGTTTTGATGTGCATAAATGGTGGCTGGCGGGGATGCCGGTGACGGGGGTTTAGGCGGCCTCACGGCTTCTGCTCATCCACGTTCGCCCTGATGACATCGAAGGTCAGCGCCCACACCCACGGATTCGCAGCCCATGAGCCGGGGCCGTGGATGGATTCCCAAAGCCGTTCAAACCCGCCCGTATGCGATGCGGTTGCGCCCAGCCTGACTGAATCAAGCAGCCTTAATTCGAGCGGCGCTCCCTCCGCCCGCGCATCCGCCTCGCTGATCTCCTGCAACCGCTGCACGCGCACGTCGGTTATGCGTAGGGTCAGGCGCGATGCCCAGCGGGGCATGTGGATGGAGGGCTTGCAGATGTAGTCCTCAACCTGTCGAGGGTCGTCGATGTCAGCGGCGTAGTGGCCCGGCTGCGGTCCGTGGCCAACTTCCCACAGATCCGGCTGAACAAATATGGTCTCACGCACCCAGAGCGTGTCTCCCGGCTGGCCGTAGGGGCAGCGTAAGCACCACTCCCCATTTTCCGTGGTGACTCCAAACACCTCGTCGCCGGGCTGCTCATCGCCATACCGGTCTATCACTGTCGGGCAAAAACGGTCTATTACCAGCGGGGAGTGATCCCGTGGCGGCTGCGGCTTCACGATCCTGCGCGTCTGCGTTTTCTCCCCGGCCAGCAAGGCGCGGATCATCGGTGCCGAAAAGAGGATGGGGCGGGAGGTCACGGCTTCTGCTCCAGTGCGCGGATTGCTATGTTCAGCATTTGCCGTCGAGCTTCTTTGTCTGTGTCGAGCCACCCCCAGCTACCAGCGATCTCTTTCAGCGCCTTCCGTAACCGATTGTTCTCGGCCTCTAGCCCCTCGTGCGGCTGGGCATCTTCTAGTAATTTATCGCTCATGGCTTCTGCTCCTGTTGGTTTGCTCGGCCGGCGTTGACCGCCTGCATGGCTTGGCTCAGTTTCTGGTGGATCGGGCCGACCAGCTTCGGGATGTAATCGGCGGCGAGACCGTATTCCCGCGCCAGCACCTTGAGGCGCACGCCGGCCTGGCGCCTGGCGCGCAGCTCCTCGATCTTGTGCGGTGGCAGCTTGTGGCGGGCGGTCATGCTCGGCCTCTTGCGCCGGCGGTGATTGCCTGAATATCGGCGCTCAATCTGTCGAGGCGGGCGGTGACGCTGGTCAGTCCGTGCTGCGCGACCTCGATGGCGCGCAGGCACCGCTGCAGGTTGAGGGCGCTGCCGGCGATGCGCTCGCGCTGGCCGCGGTAGTCAACCAAGGGCGCCAGATGCGTGATGTGGTCGCGGCTTTTCATCGTGTTGCTCCGGTTGGTTATGGTGGCGATCGGCCACCGTTTCGCTGCTCGCGCCGACGACGCTCTGCCACCGTTTCGCCAGCGTCAACACTTCCAGCCGGAAGATCAGCGCCGTTTCCTCGATGCGCCGCTGCTCGGCCGGGCCCGGGTAAACCGTGCACTCGGTCATCAGCCATTGCCCGTCCGGCGTGGTGGTCGCCAGCAGCAAGAGGGCCATCGGCAGCTCGGTAATCCATAGCTGCGCCTGGATCCTGATCGCGGTGCTGGCCGGTGGCGCCTCGAGGCCGGCGTTGATCCTGGCCCATCGGTGGTGGTCGCGTGTTTCCGATGTGGCAATCGTGAAGGTGCCGGGATGGTGTCTGGCGCTCGATGCGATGGTGGCCGCGCTGGTCATAAACCAGGCATGCCGATCTGATGCGACCAGATCCGGCGTCACCAGCGTGGCGGTCGGGTGCCGGCGGGCGAATGCGGCCAGGCATCGGGTCCGGTTGGCGTCGGCCGCATCATGCCAAGGCGCGGCCGGCTCGTGGTCCTGATGGTTATCGTCGCCGAGCAGGTCGAGGGCCAGGTGGCCGGCGTACCGGGCGCGGGCCTCATCACTGCCGGTGATGTCGCTGTATCTGCCGGCGGTCAGGGCGCCGCGCCGGGCCGCGTGCCACTCCGGTGTTCCACGTGGAACGGTGAGGATTTTCATTTGCACACCACCCATGTTTTTGCTTCTGCGGCCCGGCCGGCCTCGTATGCTGCTTCGAGGGCGTCGCGCAGCTTGTCGACGTAAACCTCGCGGAACTCCTTGCTGTCGCTCCACCGGATGCGCAGTGTCTCGAAACCGAGATGCTTTTGGGCGATCCGGGTAATGGTGGCGGTCCTGTTTTTGCTGGTGCTCATGGTGTCTCTCCGGTTGGTGGTGGTGGCCGGGCGGCCTGGTTTGGCCGCCCGGTTTCGCTTATCAGCTAAAAACCCGCGGGCCTTCTGCGATCGCCTTGGCGCCGGCGGCGACGATCCTGGCGACTGCGCTGGCGGTCAGGGCGGCTTCCATGCCGGGATTCTGCCGGCCGGCCTCAATGACCTCAAGGATCGCTTCGACCGCCTCGATGTGCATAACCCGGAGCACCGCCTCGCGGTCGGCCCGGCTGGCGGCCCGGAACCAGTCTGCTTTGGCAAAAACCAAGGCGCGGAGGGCGCTGGTGCTGATGGCTTCACCGAGGGCTTCGATCGGCGCGGTGGTGGTGGCGGTCATGGTCTGTCTCCCGGTTGGTGGTGGTGGCTTGCTCTACGGTTTCGATATTGCGCCACTCTTGCCTACCGTCAAGCGTTTTCTTGCCTTTATTTGAAATGGTAATGTTTGCCCGCCTGGCGGTTTTTCGGGTGGATCTGTGGGCCTCGACCGCGGCCTGCAGCTTGCCCGCGGCCCGGTATGCGGCGCCCTCGCTGGCTGGCGCGCCGAGGGTCGCCCTGGCCCATGCTCGGTATTCCTTGGCGTCGGCGGCGCCTTGCCCGGTCAGGGCCAGCAGGCCGCGGGCCTGCGGGATGGTCAGCGTGAGGCGGATGTACCGGGTGCCGGTGCTCATGCGCCGTCACCGCCGGCATGGTTTTCGAGGTATGGGCGGCCATCAATACGGAATGCTTCCCGGCGGGCTGGCGGTTCGCGGGTCGAGAAAAATCCGGCCAGTTCGTCATGCTCGGCCATTGCGAGGCGGCTCAGGCCGGCGCGGGCGTTGTTGTTGACCTTGACGGCGTGATCGAATCCATCGCGCAGGGCGGTTTGCCAGCGGATGTGCTCGAGCACGGCGTGCGCGCCCCATCGCGGGAATCCGCGGGCGCGGGCCTGCAGGGCCAGCTGCACAAAGGCGCGATAGATGTGTTCGTTTATTTCCAGCCATTGCGAGAATCCATCCGGGTAATCGTGGCGCTCGCGCTCGCGCTCGCGGATGGTTTGCCGGCCGGTGAACAGGTCGGGTTGCTCGATGTCCATGCGGTGCTCCTGGTGGTGGCTGGTGCTCATGGTTTTGGCGGGTCGATTTCCACCCGGCCGATGATGTACTCCGGGCGCCGGGATCCGAGGGTGGTGGTCTCGATCATCCTGACGCGGATCGCGGCCGGATCCCACCCGGTGGCGGCGCGGTGCTGGTGCAGGATTTCCTGCAGCTGGTCACGCAGCTTGTCGGCCAATTGTTCGGCCTGGACCTGCACCACGCCGTGCCAGCGGTCGCGGTAGTCGACCGCCGCGTCGATGTGCGCTTCTGGTTTCGTGCTCATGGCTTACGCCTCCTGGTCGGTGCCGCGGTCAGGTGCCAGGCCGCAGCACCCGAGCGTGACCTCCTGCCATTTTCCTTCGAGGTCAGGGCGGTCCATCCGGTCGCCGTTCGGCGTCAGGTACAACCGGCCGACGGTTTGCCATCCCATGCATTGCTGGCCCAGGCAGTACCGCTCGCCCTCTTGCAGCTTGTAGCGCCTATCCGCTGCATCGCCGAGGCCGGCAATCCACCCGCATCCCGGCGGGCCGCAGCAGCGGCGGTGGCTGGCGCTTTCCTCATCAATGATCATGGTCAGTTCCCTCTGCTGGCGACAACGGCTTCGCGGTAAATCCGCACGCCGGCGATGCTGGCGTCGGCCTGCAGGGCGCTGACAATTTTGCGGATCTTGATTTCGTCCGGCATGCAGTACTCCCGCGGCACCGCGGCCGGGTTGGTGATTTCGAATTTCCAAACGGTGCGCATGCTGACGCCGGTGCCCTTGGTGGTGACGGTGGCGGCGACCACGGTCGATGCGACGGTGGCGGCCCGTTCCTGCAGCTGTTCGGTTTTCGCTTCGGCCTTGGCTTCGGTGGTCGCGGCCCTGGCCTCGAGGGCGGCGGCTTCGTCAGCTCGGCCGGCGGCGGCGGCAGCTTCGGCGGCCTGGCGGTCAGCGTCGGCCTTTTCGCGGGCCTTGCGCTCAGTTTCTCGGGCCTGGGCCTCGATGCGCTCACGCTCTTTCCGGGCGGCTTCGTCGGCGACCCGCTGCTGCCGGCGGCGCTCGGCCTCTTGCGCTTCGATATACCCGCCGATGGCCTGTTTGGCTTGGCGTTCGGCGGCCTCGATCCGCTGCAGGGTGGGCGCGAACAGTTCCATTGCGGCCTTGCGGCTGGCATCCAGCGGGTCGGTGATCGCCTTGCGCTTTTCGATCAGGCGCTTTGTTGCGCCTTTCAGGTTCTGCAGGTACTCGGTGGCGGCTTCGTAGCTCGGCTGGTCGACCACCACCAGTTGCTGGCTGGTGCCGGCCAGCGTGGCGGCGTCGCGGATGGCGGCGGATGTTTCCGGCGGCACGTCGTTGGTGGTCACGTAGGTGGCGGCGGCGGCTTTTTTCATTCCCTTGGTGGTCATCGGTTGTTTTCCTTCCATCGGTGGATATTGAGACAGGCCATAAACGTCGGCCAATCGGCGGGGTCGGTCAGGCGGCGGCTTGGTGTTTTGTCGGCGATCTGGTCGATGCGCACCACGATCCGGTCGCGGATGCGGTGCCCGAATGTTTCCAGGTATGCCTGCGCATAGGCGGCGGTCTGCGGGCCGACGGCGGCCGGGATGGCGGCGGTTACCTTGCGGTCGCCGAGCACCAGCTTGCCCTTGATGTCAGCCACGAAATCCAGGGTACCGGCGTAGCCGTGCGTTTTGCTGGCGACGCGCAGCTCGCTGGCGATGATGGTGGCGCCGGTGCGCCGTTTCCATTCTCGCCATGCGGTCACGTAGGGCATCAGGTCGGTCGGCACGCTATCGTCGTCGAGGGCATCGCGGTCGTCGAGGTCGCAGCATTCGTGAACGAATACGCCACGGGCGCGGGCATTCTCGAGCACCGCCCGCGGAATGCGTGACAGGTCGACCAGCGGCTCGAGCACGCCGGTGACGTTGATCACCGGCTTGCCGTCGACCTTGTAGCGGTGGGCGGCCCGGTCGAATTCGATCAGCATCATGGCACCCACCACGGTTTGAACTGTTCAAACGGCTTACCCTGGTCGCGGGCCTGTCGTGCCTGGTGCCAATCCATTATTTCGTGGGCGGTTTGTTTCCCGCATCCCACTAACATTTTCGCCCTCTGCTCGATTTGCTTTGCCTTGCGCACGACCAGGCTGGCGGCGTACCGCCGGCGGGCGGCCTCGCGGTGCGCCTCCGGGTTGGCGGCGTGCCGCTGGCGCCGCAGCTCATTTTTCCGCGCCTTCTGCGCTTCGGTTAACGGTTTTGGCATGGTGGTGGTGCTCCGGGTGGTGGTGTGCCGCGGAACCGCCGCGGCTTCGGGTCGCTCTACTTGTTGCCTTTTGCCTGGCCGTCGATCCAGGCCAGCAGCGGGTTAACCTCGCGCCACTCGAGGTCGTCGAGGCTGTCTTTCACGAGGTGTTTGCAAATCTCGGCTTCTGTGATCCCGCTGTTCGCTGCTCGTGCGCGGATCAGGCTGATCTGTTTTGGCGATGCTGCTCCGGGCTTGCCTTCGCTGGTCGCCTTCGCTCGTGGTGTCTGCGCCGCTGGCCGGCGCTCGCCGGGTTCGCCGCCTTCGTCATCGGCCATGTCCTGCGTGAAAATATCCGACGCGCCGGTGGCGGTCAGGCTCAGGTCGATCTGCGCCCGCTTTTTGGCCATTTTCAGCACGGTGTTGGCGACGTCGGCCGGGTTGGTGCGAACTTGCGGCGTGCTGGTCGCGGCGCCGCCCTGGTAACCTTTTTTCCACTTGATGCGGCGCTTGTCGGCCGGCGCGGCGTCGAATTCTTCAGGGCATACCGCCTCACGCCAGCAGTATTTTTCTTCTTCGCTGCTCGCCTCGCCGATGCCGATGCCGACGGTGGTGCCGGTGCCCTGGTGCCGGCCGACGGCGCGCACGCGGTAGTGGCATTTATCGCCCGTGCTCAGATCCTCGACTTCGGGTTCGACCGAAATCTGAAACATGGTCAGCAGAATTTCGGAACCGGCTTTGTAAAGGCTCGGCTTGTTGGTGCCGGGAATGGTCCCGTAGTGCGTGCCATCCTGCATGACGGTCTGCAGCGCCTGGTGCACCAGCTGGACGCGGGCCTGCAGGGTGGCGACGTTGATGGGCTTCAGTTCGCCCTCGTGGATGGTGACGGTTTTGCTGGTCATGTTGTTGTGCTCCTGGTGGTGGTCGGCGGTTGGTGCTCGATGATGTAGTCGGCGGGCATCGGGTAATCGTTGCGGGCCAGCGCCCGGTCGGCCAGCCAGGCCAGGGCGAATGCGATCGCGCAGCCGGCGACCAGCCAGCCGATGAAGGCGCCGGCGTCATCGGCTATCTCGCCCCACTTGATCGGCGGACGCGTGGCCTGGTCGGGCCGCCCGTTGCGGTGGGCCTCGATGCCGGCCTCGATGTCGGCCTCGAGGTTATCCATCCGGGTTCGCGGGCGCCTGGCGTAGCTCCTGGCGGGGTCACGCATTTTTCGCCTCCTGCCGTTCGCGCACCAGCGCCTGCCGGATCAAATCGCGGGCGGCGGCGACCATGCTGCCGTGGGCGTTGCGCTCCTGGTAGTCGACCAGCTCGGCCCACAAAGGCGCCGGGATGGTCAGCCGCAGCTGTCGCTCCTGCGCGGTGAATATCTGCTTGCTTGTTTTCTTCGTCACGGTGTTTCTCCCTCTTGTTGCGGTTATGTCAGCCGAAAGCACCGCACGGTGCCATCCGGCATGGTTCGGACGCTGAATCGTCGCCCGATGCTGCGGCTCATGTACTGCGCCAGTGATGCCACCCGTTTTCGGCTCCCGGCCGGTACCTCGAAACTTTCACCGACCTCCATCTTTTTCAGCGGGAAATGCATGCGGGTCGGCAGCGGTGGCGGTGCGATGCCCCGCTCGATGGTGACGGTCGGAACCGCGCCCTTGGCATCGTCAGCGGCGCGCTGCAGGCATTTTGCGCAGGTCGCCGGCGTGGCTTCGGTCATGGCTTCCCACCCGGCGCTATTCCGGCGCGGGCCGGCGCCGCAAAGGGCTGGCGCCATGCTGACGCTGGCGCTGGCGGCGCGCCATGACCGGGCGGTGATCAGGTGCACCACCGTGCCGCCGTCGCGCTCGGCGCCGTTGCGGCAGCTGCCTGTCATGCGCGCCGGCTTCCAGCTGCGGGTGGTCATTCTGCGCCCGCCAGCAGGTCGCGGATGTCGTCGTCGGTCAGCTCATCCTCGCCCTCAATGCAGGCGGCCTCTTTGAACCGGATCACCAATTCCTGCGCGGCGACCACCAGCTCGACCGCCTTCATGAATTCCGCGGCGCTCAGTTCGGTGTCGTTGCCGTTGGTCGGCCCGCCCATCGCGGCTTCGACGATGTCGCCGATCACCTCGACGCACTCGTTGAAATCGTGGAGGGTATTCTCGAATCGGCAATGTGGCATGTTGCTCATGGTGGTGCTCCGGTTGGTGGTGGTGTTTTAGCTGCCGACGGTGACGCGCGTCATCCTGTTGGCGGCGGCAAATCTGACCGCCTCGGCGCGGGCGGCGGTGAAGGTGGGCGCCCGCCCGGTTCCGGCTTCGGCGGTGGCGGTGAAGGTGGCGGCGCGGCCGGCCTCGCCGGTCATCTCAAAAACCCACCAGCCGCGACCGCGAGGTTCGTGGCCGTGCGAAAACCGGAAGGCGCTGGTGCTGACGTTGTGGCGGGTGGTGTTCATTTTGTCTCTCCCGGTTGCTGGTGGCTTGCTCTACGGTTTCGACATTGCGCCTATCCTCGCCTACTGGCAAGCCCTTTTGCGGCTTTTTTCAAATGGTAATGTTTCGCCCGCCTGGTGGTTTTGCCGCCTCGGTGCTGGCCGGCCGGCGGGCCGGTGCGACGATCCTCGATGCGGCCTGACGTTGCCTGGCCGGCCGGCGGCCCGGCGCGACGATCCTCGATGCGGCCTGACGTTGCCTGGCCGGCCGGCGGTCGCTGGCTGTCGCGGGCTGTCGCCGGGCCAAAGGAACCCCGACCGCCTCCCTCCCGAGGTTCGGGCAGGGCTGGCGGTTTCCGGTCTGCTGCCGGTGCTGTCTCGTGAATGATCCGGCTTTCGGTGAGCGTGCCTTTTACCGCCGGCCAGGGCGCCTCCCCGCCCATCATCGGGCGCGGTCACGGGGTTCTGTGCTCACCTACTGCGGGCGGGGTTAATCCCGGCCGGGCCTGGTCCCTTTTCTGGCGATGCCGGGAGGACTATCCCGCGTGTGCTGTCGTGCGCCTTGACGGTCGCGTCAAGGGCCGGATTGGCATGTGGGCGGGTGGCTTGCCGGTGGTTTCATCGGGGAGGGCGGGCTGGTAGACTTGTCGTCGACCGCTTGGTGGTGGTCGTTGCCCTTGCCTACCCGATGTGCTTGCTTCCGGTGTTGCTCCCACCGCGATGCATATCCAGCACCTCGATGTGACAAGGTGAGTCTAACCCGGCGTCCGGCTTTTCACGAAGCAGGGCGCCGGGTTTTTTTTCGGCTGTCGCCGTTGACTTGTGGTTTGGGCTTATGGCAACCGGGCGGGTTGAGAGGCGCGCGTGAGGGCTTCGATGGCGGCGATGCGTTCGCGGACGATGGCTTGCTGGGCTGCTGTTTTATCGGTGTGCTTGGCGGTCATCGCCACGATTGTTTCCATCGCCCCGACGCGTTCCGCGTTGGCGGTCGACACCACCGCGAGGTGCTGGACGGTGGTTTCCGTCGGCTTGAGGCGGGTGTCCATGTAAACAGCCCCGCCAGCGCCAATGATGCTCGCAGCAACCAGGAATGCCAGCCAGTTGGTCGGTTGCGCCTCACGGTTGCGGAGATCCTCGACGCCGGCCGCGACGCCTTCGAGCGTGGCTTCGATCGTGGCGACGCGCCGGTCGAGGTCCGAGATCCGATCGTCATGGTTGTTGGTCGGTACTTGCCGCCCTTGGTATCGCGCCACGATGATCTCCGGGTTGTCATGGATGGGGTTGCTTTGCGGCTGCGATGGCCTCCCGCAGCTTTGCCAGCGCCTGGTCGGCTTCTGCGGCGGCGGCCTCGATGTCGCTCAGGTCGAACTGGCGGCCCTCGGCTTTTGCCTTGTCGATCGCGGCTCGCAACCGGGTCCAGCTGATGCCGGCCTCGGCCGCCAGCGTCAGCAGCGTGTTCACGGCGGCAATCAGGGCTATGGCGCTCATCGGCGTGCGCTCCGTTCCAGCTGGCTCAGGATGCCGGTGGCAATGTCGAGGTACGTGGCGGCGTCGTCGGCTCGGCCGGCGGCGAGGGCCGCTGCTGCGGTATCTGCAATGGCGTCAGCCTGGTCGAGGATCTTTTGCACATCGGTGGCCTGGTCGACGGTGATGGCACCTGCCTCGAGGCGCTCTGTGGTCGCTCTGGCGGTCGCCGTGATGCTGGCGTACACGATCGCCACGGCTTCGGTGGGCGTGGCCGGTTCCGGTGGCGTAAAGGTCTGGCAGCCGGCGATCAGTATCGCCACGGCGGCCAGCACGCCGGTCAGCTTGCTGGCGCGGTTCATTGCGTATCCTCCGGTGGCTTGGGCTCGCTTTTCGCCAGGGCGCCGAGCACGGGCGCCTGCTGGACGGCTGGCCCAACCGGGCCGGTCGTGCGCAGGCGCAGGAAGGCGACAATCAACGGGCCGCCGATGGCGATCAGCGCGTCGACCAATGCCTCGACGGTCGGCTGGCCTGGCGCCTGGAAATCAGGAACCACCACGGCGGCGATCTGGTAGATCAGCCAAATGGCGGCAACGATCAGGGTGCGGTATCCAGCCAGCATGGCGTTTCTCCTGGTAGGTTGTTGATCACTGAACCGTCACGCCGGTGGGCGGCAGCGGTAGTGCGTTGACGGTAATACCGACGGATCGGCTGGCGGTGGCGGTGCCGAGCACTTTCGATGCCACGTTCGACAGGGCGGATTCGCGGTCGGCCTGGTTGACCGCCTTGACGCCGAAGAACCACGCGCCGGACGCCAGCCCGGTGAACTGGTAGCTGGTCGCTGGCTCGTTCACATCCTGCGTCTGCGTGAGGCTCGCCGCTGTCCGGCCGTAAAGAATGCGCGTCAGCTTTGGCGTGGTGTAGTCGCTGCCGTCGGTGTTTTTCGTGGGCGGCGTCCACGACACCAGCGCCGCAGTGTCTGGCCACGTGCAGGTGATGGTGTAGGTGGCGTTGGTCGCGATGGCTGGCAGGGTTTCGGTGCCGGCTGCGGCCTTGGTGCCGCTCCAGCTGCCGCCGGCGGTGCAGGAGGTTGCGGCTGGCGCCGTGCTCCACGTCAGTACCGGCGTGACCGATCCGTTGCCGGTCGTTGCCTGGGCGGTGAAGGTCACCGTGCCGGCGGTCTGTGCGGTTGCGGTGGCGGCGAACAGCAGCAGGATGGCAAGGCGGATCACGGTTCGCATGTTGGTCCCTCCAGGGTTGCGAGAAGTCTACCGCGCCTGCAGGCTTCCGTGGGTTAAAAGGCGATCCCGACCTGCAACCAGTTTTGTCCCTTGTTTCCGTCGCTGGTCCAGCCGTTGCTGATGTGGCGCGCCTCGATGGTGGTGCGGCCGATGCGCAGGCCCAGCGTTAGGTTGAAGTTCGCCCGGCTCGGCAGCAGGTAGTGGACGTTTCTGGCCTCGGTGCGCCAGGCCAGCCCGGCGCCGGCCTCGAGGCGAACGCGGCCGACCTGGTGCTGGTAGACGCCTTGTGCGCCGGCCAGCCAATAATCGCCGATGGTGCCGCGCTGGTGGATCGCGCCGCTGGTGGTGACGTCCTGTTCACCGATCCACGCGACGGTGGCGCGCCATGCGCCATGGTCGACCTGGTGGTCGATACCGACCTCGAGGGCCGGCCCGGCTTCGGTCAGGTGCCTGACGTCGGCCAGGGCCGCGCCGCCTGCCACGCGCAGCTCGGCGGCGCCGGCAATCTGCAGGGCGGCGATGGCGATCACCGCGCATACCCACCGCGTGCTCATGCGGCCATCAGCCGCGGATCCAGCGACTTGACCCCGCGCACCCATGCGGCTGTCATCCAGTTGCTGGTGTCCACCCATACCGCTGCTGCAGGCTGCGTGAACTCGATCAGCGCGGTGCCGTAGGCGCCTTCCGGGAATACCCAGCCGAACCCGACAAGGCTGCGCATATTGCGTTGTGCCGTTGTATTTGAATCCGGGTTCATGATGCTCGCTGTTCTCCACGATCCAGAGCCAACCAGCGCCGTCGCGCCCGTCACTCTGTCTGTGGTCCATACGCGCCAGTTGAACGTCAAAGTCAGGTGATCCCAAAACAGCGCGATTCGTAGTGTGCGATTTGCCGCCGGCGCGACGCCGGTCGCAAATGCAAGGTGAGTTGCCTTCGCGCCCTGCGTGCTTGCGCTTGCTGCGCCGGCGCTCAGGCATTCTGCCTCTACTCGCTGGGTGGCGCCGTTCGCTACGACGTACAGGCAATTCTGCAGCGGCGCTGTTGCATTCCATAGGTCGAATACCAGCCTGGTTTCCCCTGTCGTTGCGTAGTCGAACGATGCGAGCAACAGGTAGTCTCGGTCGCGGAAATTCGTTATCCACCCGTTGGTGTATCCAAGCAGGCTAGAAACCGTCCCGGCGGCCAGCAGATCTGCGTGGTTTGCGTAGGCGTCGCCAAAGATCGCCGCCTGCGCATCAATGTCCCACGTTCCAAGCTCGAAAATGCTTCCGATCAGGGCGGTGGTTTTCCATGTCGTGTTGTGCGTCGTGCCGGTCAAACCACTGAAGTTCGACGCCAGCACGGTGCTGCTCCTGCGGCCGTTCGATGCGTTCTGCACCACGTATCGGACCCTGTTTGCCAGCGCGAGGTCTGCCGCGTTGATCGGCCAGTAGTTGATCACGCGCCCGCTTGTGATGGCGGCTGTCTCTGGATCTCCGTCGGCCTGCGTTGCGCTGATTGAAAGGGAAGTGAGGAACGTCGGCGCATCGTATCTATCAAAGGAAATACGATAAACATTCGGGTCCGGCGCCGCCGTGATGTCGCCTGGCGGCGTGTCAGACCGAAAGAAGAACTGCACCGTGGCGTCCGTTTCATCCCACTCCGCTGATCCGAGCAGCTCGTTGATCAGCGGAGTCACGTCGACGGCCGCAGTCCCGACGGATGGCGTCCATGTCACATATGCCGACGTTGTTCGCCCTGCTGCCAGCCATTGCGATGACGCATCCAATCCCGCGACGACGGTGCTCTGCTGAACCTTCTTTGCGTAGAAACGGCCCGTTGTCACACCGCTGCCTCGGTATGAACATTTGAATCGCAGCATGGCGGAATGCACCACCGCGTTCGTTTTTAACGTTATGCCATTCCCAGCCTGCCCTGCAACGGCAGATCCAGGGAACGTGAAATGCACGCGGGTATCCCGCGCTTCTGTCGCGTTGCTGTAACCGGCATGAACATCGACAGTTCCAACAGGTGAATAGTATCCCGTGAACGAATTGACACCGTCGTCTGGCGCATCCTCGCCGCTGTATGTGGTGACGCCGCCAGCCGTGTAGGTAACGGCCGCCGGGATGGAAAATGCCAACGGAAAGGCGCCGGTAGTTGTGATGATGGCGCCGCTGGTTTTGAAGGTCAGTTCTGCCACCATCGGCGTGTTAGGTTCTGCGCTCTGCGTCCATGCCGTGACGCTGCCGGTAAAGGTGTAGTGGGAGGTCGGGCTGGTCGGAAGAAGAACGCGAAAGGACGCGACGTCGATGCTACCAACCATTGCCAGCAGGGCGCGTTGCGCGGCGCTGTTGCTGAAGTGCAGCGTTAGGCTGACGGTGCCGCCGTCCAGGGATCCTGGGATGTATTCCTTGTACCCGGCCGTGCTGTCCAAGCTGGTTACCTCGACCTGCTCCACGGCAATCTCAGGGCCGCCAATGCTGACCAGGTCGGCGACGTAGGTGTATCCGCTGCCGCTGTCGACTTCGAAGGTTGCGCCGACGCCGGCGCGGGCTTTGGTTGTCATGCTGCGACTCCTATGAACCGCCGGTAATTGGCAGTGAATTGCTCAATGCGCCCCGCGCCTGCGCTGGTGTTGTAGTGGCGCTTCCAGTAGTCGGCCAGCCCAGCCACGTCGTCGGCCGCTGGCAGCGGTTCCGGTCGCCGCCGGTAGTGGATCCGGCACATGGCGGCGCCGTAGCGCAAATTGTAAACCAGCACGCCGGGGTCGACGGAAAACAGCGCGGCGGCCCTGGTCCACACGCAGGCCACCTCGAGCACCCGCTTGCCGATGGCCGGCCTGGCGGTCAGCCAGTTTTTCCAGATGTCGTCGTGCGTTGCCGCTTCCATTTGCCACAGGCCGAGGCCCGGCCCGATCTGCGGCCGGCGTCCGGCTGGTTCCTTCTGGTCGATGTACGTCAGGTGGCTTTCCTGCGCGGCGGTGCCCATAACCAGGTTCTCCGCCGCCTGGCTCCACATGCCAAGTTCCTCGAGGGTCGGCCGAACGACAAAACGCCGCAGCTGTTCCGGGTCTAGCACTTCACCTCTCCCTGATGTTGCGTAATTGCAGCCAGGCCAGCCGCAGCAGGCCGTCCAGCGCCGCCTGGCGCTGCGCGTTGGTCAGCCCGGCGATTTTGGTGTTCAGCTCGGCGATGGTCTTGCAGCGATAGATGGCGCGCAGAGCCGGATCTGTGCGCAGGGTGTCCACTACGTTTGCCGGTGCTGGTTTGGCGACGTGGTGTTTCATGATGCGGTCACCGTGACGGTCAGTGGCTTGTATGGGAATGCGGGCGTGACGGTGATCGTGATCGTGCCCGGCTCATCAGCGGTGATCTCCAGCGTGCCGTCGTTGATGGTGTAGGTCGTCGTGTCGTTGCTGTCAGTCACGGCCACTGTTGCGCCGATGGGGATATTCGACAGCGTGGCGGTGTCGGTGCCATTGGCGGTTATGGTGGACTTGTCGAGGGTGCAGGCGGGTGACGGGCGGGCGGTGACTGCGGGCGGGCTGCCGGCGATGTACGCCGCCGAATCGTCCACGGCGTCTTCAGCCAATATGGCCGCGCACCCAGTCGGTAGCGGATGCTCGGTATCCACCGGATCAAACGTGGCGCTGTGCCAACCAACCACCTGGCCGGAGGCTGTCTTATAAACTACCCACACTGTCATGTCAGTTCAGCCGCCACAATGCCAGCGGCCCCCATGTTCGGCAGAGCAATCATTCCAATCCCCCGCAGGTACGCATTCCCCGCTGACGACGACCCGATGCATTCACAGGCTATTTGCAGTGTCTGACTCCATCCAGTCGCCTTCGCTTTTCGATGCAGCGTGAGAAACCGCACGTCACTTTCTCCGTCATCCAGTGAAGTGAAATTTGTTGTGTCATACACGGTTGCGGTGCCGCCATCGTATTTATAGTAGAAGCGGAAACTCGGGGTGTTGGCACCGGATGCCCAGTTCGCCGCGTGAATGAACCACGTCAGCAAGAACGGCTGATCGGCGGCTTGTAGCCGCCGCCCTGCGATTGTTCCACCGGCCGCGTAGCTCGGGTGAAATATCGTGGGCAGAGTGATAAGCGTATGGTACGAGCCATCGTAGGCGGTGCTGACATTATTGACACCGGTTGCGGAGAGGGCGATGGCAAGGGCGGCCTTTTTTCCGCTCTCCGTCTCCGCCATGAATGCTTCGTCGGCATCCCATCCGACCACCGACGCCTCAAGTCTCCCAGTGACAACAAACTCATCAGCGGGTTCATCGTAATAAACCTTCGCACCGCTCCCCGGCGCGCCGCTGGTGCTGCCCTTCGTCCCCGAGCCGATCCAGAACGGGAAGTCGTGACCGTTGCCTTCCAGCTCGACGCGGTTACCGCTGCCGGCAGTGCGGAACAGCGTCGCCAGCACGATGTCAGCAGCCAGAGCTGCGGCCGTCACGGTGCCGGCCACGATGTCGGCGCCGTCGACCGCTGCGGTCCACGCGATCGGCGACCTCGCGTAATCGGCGCGGTACACTTTTTTGTCGCTGGTCAGGTAAATCAGAGCGCCGTTTGGGTAGGCTGCTGCCGGCAGTCCTGGCAACGACGAAAGCACCGCCGTCGGCCGCATTGTCGACGTGAATGCGTCCAGGTCGCTGATGGCACCCGACTGGATGTCGCCGGCCTGTACCTGGTGCGCGTTCTCGTAGGGTACGGCGCCGAGGGCCAGCGCGTTGCCGATCACGGCGGCGCCGACGATCACGCCGGCCACTCGGCTGTAGGCGCCGAACGCCACCATCGTTGCCGTGGCGGTGAACGCCGTCCAGGCGGTGCCGTTATCGTAGACCCACCCGGCTCGGCTTTTCCTTGCGGCGCCGATGCGGGCGCCGGAGAAGGGCGTCGATCCGGTGTTTGTTTCGAGAAGCAACCATCCTTCGGTGAGGTTCTGCGATGTGGCGATCGCGCCGTTCGGTACCACGGCGGTCGTGCCGTTGAACCCGATTTCACCTGGTCCCGCGATCGGGTTGCCCAGCGAATCGAAACCATGCACGTACATCGAGCCGTTGACCACGGTGGTCGACATGTCGTTGCGGTTGTTCCGCACGGACAGGATCCGGCTGGCAGGCGCGCCTGGCGCTCCGTCCACGCCGTCCACGCCGTCCACGCCATCGGCCCCGTCTGCCCCGTCGGCGCCTGGCGGTCCTGCCGCTCCGCCGCCGCCACGGACAGCGGTGACGGATGCCAGTGTGGTCAGGCCGCTGGTGACGTGCACGAAGGTAAAGGTGATCACGCTCGCTGGCGTCGACGACGCCGTGGTGGTCACGCCGGCGTCGTTGGTGATGTATGCCCACGTCAGGGCGCCGGTGCTCGTGTCCAGGGTGACGCGCACCACCTCCTGGGCAATCTGGCTGCCAAACTGAAACACGGTAAACGTCAGGTCGGTGGTCGGGCTGCTAGGCGTCCAGGTGGTCGGGCTGGTCGTCGTGTCGCCGTTCCATGTCATGCCGTTGGATGCGGTCAGCGTGGTGGTGATGCCGCTTGGCGGTGCGGTGGCGCTTACACCGGAGGTCGCGCCGCTTGGATAGAAGGCGCTTACCTGGCGTTGCGCGCCGGTGCCGCGCACTGCCCGGATCCAGTAATACCGCAGGCCGCCGTCCGGCAGCTGGTGCGTGAAGGCTGAGGCTGCGGCCTCGCCAACCTCGACGGCGTAGGCGCGGTCGTTGCTGGTCGCGGCGAACACCTCGACGAAGTCCCAGCCTGCGTTGCGCTGCCAGCTGGCGGTAATGCTGCCGGTGTTCACGGTCAGGTTGAGGTCGACCGGCGCTGGTACCGCGTCCGGCGTGCCCTCGCCGGTCGCCGGGATGTACTGAATCATCGAGGCCGCCGCCCACAAATTACCGGCCAGCGGCAGGCTGGAATTCATGCCGGTGAATGAGGGCCGCGGCGAGATGCTGTCGCCGTCGCCTGGCAGGTCTGTGCCCCATCGCAACGACGGCCAGGTGTAGTAATTCGATCCCGACCTGAATCGGACATTGTCGGCGCGTATGGCGGAATATCCTTGTATCGGCGTGGTGCCGACGGTCAGGTCGATGGTCGTCGCGTTGATGTCCGGGTACGGCACGCCGTCGCCGTCGAGCAGGATGTGCAGGGACCCTGGAAACCCACCCGCGCCGGCGCCGGCCTGCTCGGCAAGATCCCAATGGATTTTTTTGTTGACGTCGTAAATATCCGGCGTGCCGCCGATCTGGCCCGGCTGTCCTGCGGCGCCGGCCAGTGTGATCTCGCCGGATGTTGAAAACCCGAGGCCGCGGCAAATGATCGCCAGCCCGGCGCCCGATGCGCCGCCTGCGCCGCCCTTGCGCGACAGCGTTCCGCCGCTGCCAAGAGGCGACGTGAAGTTGCCGACCCGGTTGATCACCGAGGCGCCTGGTGATCCCGATGTGCCACGAAGGTCGGCTGGCAGGCTGGTGGTCAGCGCGCCGGCGTTGTCGGTCGCCAGGGACAGGTACGGCGCGGCGGTGGCTCGCGCCTTGCCCTCGATCACGGCGGCGTCGATCTGCCGGTAATGCTCGACCTCGTTGCCGTCGGAATAGAAAAACAGCATGCCGGCGCCTGGCCGGGTCGGCCCCAGGTAGCCGGCGATGCCGGTGGCCTTGGCCCATCCGGTACTGGTCGCGCCGACGGTGTCCGGGTCGGTCCCGCCGGGGTGCCCGCGGCCAGCGCCGTCGATGGTGCCGGCGTTGGTAAAAAATCCGCGCACCCGCAGCTGGGCTTGGTTCTGGATGGTTACCGTGACGCCGGCGTCGATTTGCAGGTCGCCGGCGTGGTACCAGATCGATCCGGCATCGTTGATGTCGCTGGTGCCGGTCAGCGTGACGTCGGCGGTCAAACGGGCCGGGCTGCCGGCGACGTAGCCGGTCAGGCCGCTTATGTTGGTGCCGGTGCTCGTGTACCAGCTGTCGGCAAGCACGGAGTCTGGCAGCTCGTTGGTGCCGCCGCGCTCGATCAGGCGCCCGGAGGCGAACAATTCCAGCGTGACTTCGCCGGTTGTCCAGTTGATGGTGGTGCTCTGCACCTCGAAGGTCTGGTCGAGGGTGCCGGTGCCGATGGAGACATGGTTCTGCACACTGCTCAGGCGCACGCGCACGGTGTCGCCAATCTCCAGCCAGGTCATGTTCGGCGTGCACCTGGTCTGCAGCCGGATCGGCGGGTCGGCGTATCGGTCGCCCATCGCCTCGAGGCGCGCCCGGATCAGCCGCTCGGTATGCCGCTCGGTGGTCAGCGACCGGAACTCCAGGGTGCTGGTTTCGGATTCGCCGTTCCTGGCAATGCTGCCGGCGTCGACCACCGCCATCGATCGCGTGAATTCCTCGCCGTCGTAGTTGTACCGGACCTGGTACTTGTTGCGGACGGCGCTCAGGTCGTAGCGCAGCGGGCCGTGGCTTACCACGTTGTCGCTGTTCAGTTCGGCGACGTATCCCTGCGTGGCAGTGATGCGCGCCACCCGGCGCAGGCTGATCTGCCCGCTTGGGGTGGTCGGCGCGTACAGGCCGAGCAGGCGCAGCACGTCGCTCTCGATCAGCTTTTTGCCATCGGTGTCGCTGGTGAATCCTGCCAGGCGCAGCGGGAAACCTTCGCTGTAGTCGGCCGGGTTCCACAGGTCTGTGCCGATGTTCAGCCAGCTGGCCTGGTCAAACGCCGCGCTCCAGTCCATTCCCAAGTGCCAATGGTCCGGCAGGCGCGGCATCGGCGATGCGTTGATGTTGACGATGCCGGTCATCAGGGCGATCGCCATCGCTGGCCCTGGCAGCTCGATGTAGATGTATTCCTCGACCTCGGGCCATCGCTCGATCGGGTCTGCCGGGTTGAACTCGATTGCTGCCGCCTTGGTGCGGAACACGCCGCGGGTGATGCCGGTGAAGGTGGTCCCGGTCATGCCCGTGTAACGCATGATCTCGCCGGTCTTTTTGTGCCGCAGGTAGCCGACTGTCGCGCTTGGCGCGTCGGCGAACGATGGCCCGTGCGCCACCATGTGGAACCCGGCCGTGGTGCGCACGGTGATGGTCGTGTCGCTTGCGCTGACCGCCGCCGATATGCGGGCGGTTTTCGGGTCGAGGATCTTGTCGCGCAGCTCGCGGGTCCGGTCGCGGGCGGATATCGTGTAAACGCCGGCGTCGTAGGTGCAGGAATCGACGAATGCGGTTGCTACCCGCGTGAAGGCGGCGAAGTCATCGCCGACGCCGGCAAACACGCGCAGCTCCTTGTCGCGGATCCCGGCGTCGTCGTTGTACAGCTGGTCGCGCAGTTCGTCGGTCAGCGCCTCGTTGATGTCGACAATCTCGACCGTGATCTGGCCGATGGTGGTGCGTCCCTCATCCGGCCACACCTGTTGGCTGCGCGAACTAATGCCCTTGATCACGCCTTCGATCGGTGATCCCGGCAGGTTGGCTATCCCGTCGCGGCTCGTGATGGTCGGCGTCGACGTGGCAAACATGATCTGGATGGCGTAGCGCCATTCCTGCGCCTGGCCTTCGCGGGTGGTGGCAATGTCTGGCGGGTCGATGCGCATCAAGGCTGCTCGTGGAACGAAAACCGGAACTTGTAATGATCGTCGCTCGGCACGCCTCGTTGCGTGACGCGGCTTTCGGTGTAGCCGTCGCTGCTGATCACCACGCTGCGGAAGGCGCCCGGTGACGCGCCACCCCAATTCAGCGGGTCGAATTGGAACACCTGCCCATCCTCGACGCTGTCGAGAAACTCACGCATCTCATCGGCGTCGGCGCCTTTCAGCGGGATGGTTTCGCAGCTCCAGACCACGTCGCCGCGGGTGTACATGGTAAATGTCTTGCCGCTCATGGCGCGCTTCTGCGTGCGCTCAACATCGCGCTTCCGGTCGCAGCTGGTCACGCGAAGGTTGAGAATGTACAGGCCGCCGGCGGTGTGCCCGCTGACAAGGCTGCGCCTGGCCTCGTATTGAACCGCTTGCATGGCCTATCCTCCGCGGATCTCGGCGGCCTGCCGGCTGCCTGGTCCGAAAATCACCACGTCGCTGCCGTCGACAATGTCGCGCAGGCTGCCGACCAATCGGTCGCGCATCCAGTCATCCCAGCCGAGCAGGTCGCCTTGCACCACGATCTGAATGGCCGCCTGGCTCCCGCCCTTGTCGCCGGTCTGCGCGCTCACATAATCCGGCACGTTGGATGGCGCCGCTGCGCTGGCGCCGCTGAACCCGCCGCCGCCCTTGGCTGCGCTGCGGATGTTTGCCACCTGCGCGAGGCCGGTCGCCACCACGGTGGCTGCGGCGGCGATGTTGGCAGGATAGGGAACCGTGGAGAGGGCGTTCGCCGCGCCCTGGTAGGTGCTGACGATGGCCTGGCCGATGGCGATGGCCTTGTTGTCGCTGAACAGGGCGCTGGCGATGCCCAGCGCGCCGGTGGCAAAGGTGGTGATGTTCGCCAGCTGCTTGCGGTTGCTGTCGGCCCATGTCTTGCCGGTCAGCGTCGTGATCAGCTTTTGAATGCTCAGGTACTGCTGGCCGAACTGACTGTGCATCTGCAGGCGCTGGTTCAGGAAATCGTTTTCTCTGGCCAGCGTTTCGTCCTGTACGGCTTTTTCAAAGGCGGCCTGCGTTTCTGGATCCGCAAACTGGCCGGTTTCGTCCATTGCCTGGCCGCGTGCCTCAAATTCGGCCAGCACCTTTTCGCGTGCCTGCGTGGCGGCCAGTTCAATCAGCGCCTGGCCGGCTTGCTGCTCGCTCAGGTACAGGGTGTCGTTGAGCAGCTGCTGCGCCTCGAGGCGTTGCGCGTCGGCGTTGGCGTAGGTCGCCAGCAGCACCTGCGTCGCCATCTCGGTTTCCGCCCGGATGCTTTCGGCGTCGGCGGCCGGCAGGGCCAGCGGGCCGCCCTGAGCGACGCGCTCGCGGGCTTCCAGCAGCTGGTCGGCGGCGGCGTTGGTCACGCGCACCTGGTTCTGCATCAGGGCCGCGCTTTCGTCGAAATCGACCGGCTTGCCGGTGGCCTTGGCCTGGTTCTCGGCCTGTCGGCGCTGGATCTCGGTCAAATGGGCCGCCATTGCCGCCAGGCTGCCCTGCAGGGCCGCGCTGACGTCCTGCTCGCCCGCGATGGCGATGCGCCGGATTTCGTCGGTGGCGGCCCGCTCAATCGCTACCCGCGCATTGGCCGTGGCGGTGGCATCGGCCAGCAGGGCGCTGAAGTCCAGCGCGGCAGGGACCGGCGCGGAAACGGTGAAGGTGGCCGGCGGTGCGGCGGCGGCAGCATCGGCGAAGGCGGCGGCCGCGTCGTCGCCGGCCTTTTTGGCGTCGGCCAGGATCTGCTCGGTGCCGATCCACAGCGGGATGGCCTGCGCCTCCTTGCCCTTGGCGGCGATATCCCGCAGCAGTTCGCCGTATTCGGTCAGCGGCGCGTCTTTCGGCACCTTGAGCAGAATCTCGCCGCCCTCAGCCTTGATGCGCCCCTGAAGTGCGGCGATCTCCTTGTCGAGGGCGCGCACGTCGGCCAGGGCCAGGTCGAGGCCGGTCTGTCCGATGTTGATGGCGCCCTGCTGTTGTGCAATCGACCGCTGCAGGGTGGCGTAGCGGTCCTGCAGTTCATCGATGGTGTCGACGCCGCGGATGCCGGCGGCCTGGATGTCGTCCAGCCAGCCTGGCGCGCCCTTGCCTTCCAGGGCTTTCCTGGCCGCCGCGGCCTTGCCTTGCAGCTCGCGCAGCTGCGCCGTTGCGCCCTCCAATGATCGGGCGTTTACCACTTCGCCCAAATCCACCCGGCGGGCTTTCAGCCGGTCCAGCTCGTTTACCAGCGGCGCCAGCTTGCCGGGCGCGCCGAGCAGCTTCAGCTTGGCCTCGGTGTCGGCAATCTCTTTTTTCAGCGCGGCCAGCCCTTCGGTATGGATGCCGCCGATGTTGGTGGCCTCGAGCAGCTGCGCTTGTGTTTTCAGCTTACCCAGCTCGGTGGTCAGGCTCTTTGCCTGGCTGCCGATGTCATCGAATGGCGTTTCGCCCTTGATGCGCCGTATGGTGGCCTCGATGGTCATGAACGCCAGGTCAATGCCGAGCAGCGCCTTGCGCAGCAGGTTGGCGGCGTTGACCAGGGCGGTCAGGATGGCGGCGCCAATCCCGGAGAATGCGGCGGCGGCGGCGCGGCTGGTCCCGAACGCCTCGCCGACGGATACAACGGCGCCGGCGGTGGCGGTCATCGCGGTCTTGAACCCATCGCTCTTGGCGATGAAGTCCACGATGCTTTCGGATCCCTTGATGATCGCTGGTGCAATGGCGAGGGCGAATTGTGTTGCCACGCCTTCTGCCGCCAGCGCCACCACGCCGAGGGCGTCACCGGCGTCGTCGATGGTTTTGGCTTCGACGTTGCTGAGGGCGATGCCGAGGCGGTCGGCCTGCTCGGCCCACTTGGCGAGCTCGCCGCCACCCTTTGCCAGCATCGGCATCATCTCAGCGCCGCCCTTGCCGAATACCTGCATCGCCAGGGCGGTGCGCTCGGCCGGGTTCTGGATCTGCGCGAAGGCGTCGGCCAGCTTGGATAGCTGCTGGTCGGGCGTCAGCTTCAGCAGTTCGCGGGTGTTGACGCCGAGGCGCTCGTAAACCGCCGCCAGTTCGCCGCCCTTGGTGGTGGCGTCGACCAGTGACCGCTGCATTTTCAGCATGCCGCCGACCACCGACTCGAAACCGACGCCGGCCTGCGCGCCGGCCAATTTCAGGCCGGCCAGGCTCGAGGTCGTTGCGCCGAGTTGATCACTGGCTTTTACCAGGGCGTCGACGCTGTCAAAGGCGCGCTTTGTCAGGGCGCCGAAGGCGGCGGCGGCAGCCAGCCCGACCAGGCCGAGGGCTTTGGCGGCGGCGGCGGCGTCGCGCTGCATGCCAGAAAAGGTGCGGGCGGTGGCCTGGTTCGCCTTGTTCAGCTCACGGATCAGCGTGGCGCTGTCGCCGTCGAGGCGGATGGTTACCGTGGCTGCTGTTGCCATCGCTTACTCTCCGTCGTCGTCATCTAGCTGAAGGCTCGGTGGCTTCGGTTTGCCACCGAACATGGCGCGCATTTTGTCCAGCATGCCCTGCGGTGATTCTACCTTCGGGCGTGGTGGTTGCGGCATAAAGTCCTTCAGCTTGGCCCGCTTGTCGCCGGCGATGCGGCGGGCGTTGAGGGCCAGCATGGCGGTCTGGTGCCATTGCTCCTGCGCCGGTGGCTCCATCTGCAGGTATGCCATCCACCCGGCCAGCTCGCGGCTATCCTCGATGTTGTCGCGCAGCTGCCGGACGGTCATCCCGAGCAGGAATGCCAGGCGGTACTCGAACCGCAGGATGTCGTCTGCGGCTATTCTTTTTTTTCGTCGTCGACGCCTTGCTTGGACAGGCCGATCACCACCACTGCCTTGTCGAACAATTGCCGGATCACGTCCAGGTTTTTGGCGGCCAGCTCATCGATGGCCTCATCGCCAAACAGGCGCTTGCCGTGTTCGTCGCACAGGCACACCGCCACCACCTTGACCATGTCGTCGGTGGTGAACGTGCCCTCGGCGGCTGACACCGATACCTGCTGAAAAACGCGGGCATCGCGCAGGCTCAGGCTGCGCAGGTACACGGTGCCGCCCCACTTCGGCACCTCCAGCGGCTCGATCAGGTAGTCGCGTGCGGCGCGGATCTGCTCCGCGGTGAGGGCTGGCGTCTGCTCCGCGGTGAGGGCTGGCGTCTGCTCCGCGGTGAGGGCTGGCGTGTTGGTCATATGGTTCTGCTCTTACGGGGTGAAAACAGGCGCGCCGCTGATCTTCAGGTTAACGTCGGCGGTCATCGGTGCGTTGGCCTCGGTGGCCTGCGACCAGCTGGTCAGGTTGGCTGCAAAGTTGATGGTGCAGACCGGGCTGGTCGGCAGGGTGACGCGGAAGTTGGTTGTGGTGGCTGCGCCCAGCTTCGACCGCAGGCTGCGTTGCTGCGCGTCGTTGCTGAAATGCATTGTGAACGAAACGGCGCCGCCGTCCTTCATGCCTGGGATGTACTCTTTGTACCCGCCGGTGCTGTCCAGGCTGGTGACTTCCAGTTCCTCGACGCTCAGTTCCGGGCCGCTGATGTTCACGATGCCGGCGACGGCGGTGAATACTTCAGGGCTGGCGCCGTTGCCCATGCTCAGTGTTGCGCCTACGCCTGCGCGTGCTTTCGTTGCCATGTCTGCTGTCTCCTATCCGTCGGCCAAAATGATGAGGTCCATGGTGACTCGGTATCCGGTTTCCTCGGCATCAAACTCGGGCAGCCGGCCGAAATCCTCGAGGTATCCGTGCTGAATGGTAGCACCACCGAAATCGCCGCGGGTGCCGTCGATTGCGGTCACCACCGCATCGGCGAGGGCGGTCACCTGCGCGTCGGTGTCGGCCCATACATCAATTTGAAACCTGGCCTGCAGGAATCCAGCCGGGCCGCCCAATGTCTGCGGGCGCACCACGCTGATTTTCTCGTAGCGGATCGCAGGCATGGCCTGGCCCTGCGGGATGATGCTCGGGAATATCCGATAGGTGGCCGGGCTGGTCGCGTTGCGCACCAGGTTGGCGACGGCGGTGGTGGTCGCCAGCTTGTTAAACAGGCCGGTTTCCAGGCTCATCGCTTTACCCCGTTTTGCGCGCCGATCTTGATCGCCTCGCGCTCGATAAAACCACCGATGTCGCGGCGGAATATTTCGACGGCGCGCTCGGCATGCGCATCAAAGGCGCGCTGCATGAATCGCCGCGGCGGCGTGCGCCGTGTACCCCACTCGACAAGGTGGCCGTGACGGATCCCCGATGCCATCTGTTTTGGCGTCGGTTTCTTCCCGTAGTACGAAAAGTACCGCGCCAGGGCGGCCTTGCTGCTGCGCCTCGGCCCGATCTCGACGCTGGCGGCGGTATCCCGGCCGCTGCGCTTGCGGGTCCAGATGCCCATGCTTTTCGCCAGGGCGCCGGAACCGCCCAGGCCGGCGGCGTTGATCCGGGCGGCGTCGCGCATCGGCACGGCGCCGGCGCGCAGGGCGCGGGCCAGCACACGGGTGCGCGCCCTGGCTGGCAGCTGCTCGACCAGCAGCTTTTGCACTTCCCGCAGGCCGTCGACGCGGATGCTGCCCTTGCTCATCATGCGGTCACCTCGGTGGCCTGGCACTCGATCTCCCGGTTGCGCTCGCCGATGTCGGCGACGCTGACCAGCTCGAAGGTGCGCCCCTGGTAGGTGATCCGGTCGGCCGGTGTCAGGTTGATGGCGGCGCCGGTGCGGCGCAGGCGGATGGTGTGCGCCGCCGTGGCGGTGACCTGCATCTGTTCGCTGGCTTCGTCACCGCGCTGCGGGACAATTTCGGCCCATACCTTGCCGACGCTGGCCCACGTTTTTTCGAGGGCGCCGGTTGCGGTTTGGGCGGTGGTGATCCGCTCGATGGTTACCCGGTGGCGCTTGCGGCCGATTTTCATTGCTGATCCCGCAGGGCATACGGGCGCAGCGTCACGGCGGCCACGTCGGTCCAGGTGCCGTCGCCGCTGCCGCGGTTATCGTACAGGTCGGCCAGCCGGTACAGGATCGCGTGCCGGATCGGTTCGGGCACGGTCGATGGCCCGGCGCCGTAGCCGGCGACAAAGGTCACGGTGACCGCGGCCGGTTCGTCGTCGATGGTCGCCGGCCAGGTGGCGCCACGGGCCGGCAGCAGCATGCTGCCCTGCGGGCTTGCCAGGTATTCGCGGAACCCGGCGCCGGCCGGGCTGCTGCTCGGGCCGGTCATGGTCATGGTCGCGCCGGCTGGCGTGATGTATTCGATGCGCTGAATGCTGGCGGCCTTGCCGAGGGGTAACTCGATGGCGTCACTTCCGGCCGGGAATGCTGGCAGGGTGATTTTCCAGGTCTGGTGAATAAATGCGCGGCGGGTGAATCCCTCGGCCCAGGCGGTGGCCGCGGCGATCTGGCTCTCGATCAGCGCCTGGCTGGCGGTGGCCGGGCTTTCGGCCTCGACGCGCAGGAATGCCAGCGCCTCTGTCAGCGTCACCGGGTTGGCGGCTGGTGCGGTCTGTTGCCATTGTGCCATCGGGGTCGCCTCTTGCGGTGTGGTCGAATGTTAGCAGGCCGCCGCCGGGTCGGCGGGTTCCTGTTCGGTTGCCATCAGCCACGCGATCGCATCGCCGGTGCCGATTTCCGTTTCGGCCCAATTCGCCCAGGCGACCGCATGCGCCCATCGTTGCCGGTCGTCGGCGCGCCAGCGGGCGGCGATGCTGCCGGGATGCATGGCGATCAGGTGCAGGCCGCGCAGGCCGGCAACGACCAGGGCGCTGGTCAGGTAGCCGGCGGCGGTGTCGTGCGCGGCCAGCGCCGCCTCGAGGTCGTGCGGTGCATCCCATCGGTCGACCGGGCTGGTGTGCCAGAGCTCCTGGCGCGGGTGGCCTCGATAGCCGACGACGTGGTGGTGCGCCCGCAACTCACGAATCACCGCGCTGGCGCGGTGGCTGTCGCCGCCGTAGTCATCGAGGAAGATGGCGCTTCCACTGGTCCGCCTTAACGGTGCCAGTTGCTGGCCGCTGGCCCGCCATCGTCGGTCGTCGCCGGCCGGGAACCGGCGTCCGCCGCCCGGCCTGGTCCACCCGAGCGTGACATGTGTGTTTTCGCCGCCGTAAAAGCACCGATCGAGCAGGATCGTGCGCGGGTGGTTCTGCCACGCCTGCAGCGCGTAATTCGGCCCCAGGCAAACGTGCACGTCGCCGGCCAGGTCTACTTGCGGCGTCACGATCCGGTTGATGCCGTGCCGGTCCAGGCCGCTGGCGAACTCCAGCGCCTGGCGGACCTGGTGCGGCTGCTTCGGGTTGACGTGAACGATTACCAGCATGCCCGCACCCAGCTGTCGTCGACCTCGTGCGGGTCGGGCTTGCCGTGGAAGGTCACAATGGCGGCGCCGGCGGGCGGCTGGCCGGTCTCCCGGCAGTGATACTTGTAGCTGACCACGGTCGGGTGCGCGATCGCGGCCACCTTGCCCTGGCCTGGCTGGCCTAGAAGCATGGTGATCCACTCCTGGTCGCCCCATAGGCCGGTCGCGGTGGCGCTGGTCAGGTCGTCGCGGATCTCCGGGTACGCACCACCGGCCCAAATCATGACGCTGCTCTGGCAGCCACCGTGGCCGCTTTGTGCCCAATTCGCCGGCATGGCGAGGCGGTCGCCGCGGTGGGCCTCCAGCATCGCGTCCAGGCCGCCCACGATCACGCTGTCGAGGTCGATGTACAGGTTCTGGTGGGTTGGCGGCTGGTCCCGCGTGAGGTGGAAGAGGGCGGTTTTCTGCCACCATCCCCACAGCGCGGTGTCTGGCGCGTGCGCCTTACCGGGAACGGCCGCCGGGTTGTCGGTCAGCACTTCGAACGCGAACGGCTGGCGCAGGTTGCGCGCCACGGCTTTGTGCAGCTTGTGCAGGTAATGCGGCGGGTACTTTTCGCCGACCTGAACCGCCCACACCGTCAGCATGGCGGCGCGGCCTGGTCGGCCAGGCTGATCAGCAGCAGGCGGTCACCGGCATCGGTGCCGAGGTCCAGCTTTTCTATGTACGGCATGTGGATCTCAGGCGGCTGTTCGTGGTGCCAGCGTGGCCGGTCGGTCATCAGCAGCAGCCTGGCGCCACTGGCCCGGAGGTTGGCGATGGCCTTGCGGGCGGCCTCGTAGGGCAAATGGTTGACCACCCACAGGCACATGATCAGGTCAACGGCGGGCGGCATGTCGGTCACCAGGTCGAAGGCGCGCACCCGCGGGTGGCGCGGCACCAGGTCGTATGCGGTGTACGCCACGCCAGCCGGGATGGCCGTGGCCTGGATCCAGTTCAGGTCGCCGGCGCCGATGTCGGCGATGCTGCGCACGCCATGCCGCTGCAGCATGCCCGGCAGCCAGGCGCGTTGTGCGGCTGTTCGCGCCATGGTTGATCCTGATCCGCACGGCGTTTCCGGCATGCCGCTCTGCCAGCCCCGGCTGAATTTTTCGCGGTCGCCGACGATGTCGCTCATGGTTGTTTTCCTTTGGTGCGCGCCGGGTCTATCGGGCGGCCCTGGTCGAGGTTGTAGAGATCGGTGTTGCTCAGTTGCACCGCCTCGGCCGGCGGCAGGTCGTGCCGGTTGCTGTAAACCAGGGCGTCCGGGTGCTCGAGCAGCTGGTCGCATTGGTCGCAATACGGAACGCGGTGGAACTCGCCTTTTTTGTGGGCGTCGCGCAGGTCGTAGTACGCCGGCCCGGTCAGGATCTCTGCGATCGGCTGGCGGAAGGCGTTACCCAGCGGCATGGCGTTGTTGTAATCGTAGCAACACGGCACCACGGTGCCGTCCCACTGGATCTGCAGCGGCCCGTTGTCTGGCCGTCCGCAGCTGCGCTTGGTCAGCGTGCGCTTGCGGTAATGCCTGCCGTCGCCGAAGTTGTGCGGGCGCCATATCTCGATGGCGTCGACCAGCGGTTCCCAATACTCGCGGAACCGCTCGGTGTCGCTGGCGTTCTGCGGCAGCACCAGGTAGCTCATCTGCAGCTTGCAGGCGGCGCCCATCTCGGCCCGCACGCGCAGGAAGGTGCGCAGGTTTTCGGTGGCTCGGTAGTAGTCCAGCCCCGACATCACCGCGCCGTATGTCTCCGGGCGCATGCCGTAAAACGAAACACGCAGCTCGCTCAGGCCGGCGCGCAGCAGGTCGGTCGCCTTGGCCTCGGTCAGCGCCGACGCGTTGCTGATGATGTAGGTGCGCAGGCCGGCCTCGCTGGCGTAGCTGATTTTGCGGGACAGGTCGACGTCCAGCATGGGTTCGCCAAAGCCGGTGAGAACCACTTGGGTTGCGCCCATCGCGGCGACCTCATCGATGCTCCGGCAGTAGGCGGCGGTGTCCATGATGCCGTGCGGCCGGTCGTGCTTGTCCCGCGGGCACATGATGCACCGGGCGTTGCAATGGTCGGTGACCTCGTAGCGAACTTCAGGGTGTCGCAAGCGCACGGTCGATCTCCATGAACGGGAAACAGCGCAGGGCACTGCCTGGCGTGCAGTTGATTATCTCGATACCGTACTCGGCCGGACGGATGGTCTCCATCTCGCGGATCAGCCCCTCCAGTTCGCCGTTCGGCCCGGTGCGTGGCCAATGCTGCAGCGTCAGGTCATCCTCGCCGAGGTAGCGCCGGGTGACGTAGGTGCGGTTGTCCTGCTTGCCATGAAACCGCATGTCCCATCCGACCAACAGCAGGCGGGTGCAGCCGTACAGGTACGCGATGTTGACCAGCTGCGGCCCGGTGCCGTGGTGAGCGGCAATCCATGCCGGGTCGCGGGAAAGACCCGGCTCCCATCGCTCGGCGATGTACTCGAGGCCTGGGTATATCCCTTCCAGCTCCGGGCGCGTGGTCCATCGGTCGGCCGGGTGATCGCGCAGGTCTGGCCACCAGCGGTGCCAGAATTGGTAATTGCAGCCGTGGATCACGTCGGCCGGCACAAACTCGTGGGCGCGGTTGGCGGCGAATACCCGCCCCCGGTCGGCCTGGCGGGCGGCCCGGATCGCCTCGATGTCGGCGTCGGTGATGCTCGGCCCGGTGCCGACCACGATGCCGGTGGCGCCCGGATACTTTCGCGGGATCACTCGATGGCATCCTCGAGGCGGGCCTGGCGGAAGCACCGCAGGGCGCTGCCTGGGCTGCAGTTGATCACCTCGACGCCGGCGGCGGCGATGCCTGGCGCGGCGTGCTCCAGTTCGTACATAAACCGCTGGTATGGGCTGTCGCGGTTCAGGTGGTCCGGGTGGTCACCGAACCAATGCCGGGCGCCGTCATCGGCCAACCGGTAATCGAATCCGAGCAGGGCGATCCGCTTGGCGCCGGCCTGTATGGCGATGTTGATCAGCTGAAACCCGGAATGCTGGCCGAGGTGGACCGCGGCCGGGTCGAGGCTGATGCCGGGCGCCTGCCGGCCGGGAATGCACCGCAGGTCGAGGCGCTCGCGCAGGGCGGTGATTGCCTGGCCCGGATCCTCGCGGCCCTCGGCCGCGGCCGGCACGTAGCACGCTTTGACGGTCCACGGTGCCACCTGCAGGTCGTCGGCGTGGTGCAGCCACCATCCGTAGTCGGCGGCATACAGCAGGTCGAGGAAATGGCAAATGCGGTAGGCGTCGTTCACGCCGCCCACCCACAAATCGCCGAAGGCGCGGCGTGGCCTGATGTATTCGATCTGCGCCGGCGTCAGGCTCGGCCCGCTGGCGATCAGTACCGCCGTGCTGTCAGGTTTCCAGCCGGCCAGCGGATTTGTTCGGTGGTGCATTCTGGTGCGCCTTGTTGTCGGGTGGGCGCTTGCCGCGCCGGGTGGTGGTGTCGTCGAGGGTGTTGGTGACGGGTGGCAGCGGATCGGTGTGGTTCCCTTGCTTCGCGCTGCCGGTTTTCAGGGCGGCGGCGGCCAGGTCGGCCGGGATGTCGCCCGGCACCGTGTAGGTGCGGCCGGGCCGGTAGGTTTTGACGCTTCTGCCGCCATCCGGGCTGCCGTGGAACCGGCGGGTAAAAAATATGCGCATGCGGCGAACTCCAAAAAAAACCGCCGCCGAACTTTAACGCTCGGCGGCGGCTTTTACTAGCAGGCTTGTCGGTGGTCGTCGCTTACGCGGCGACGCACTTGCCGGCCTTGATCGCGTAGTTGTCGAGCACGATGCCGCCGACGCGCCGGCGCAGGTACCACTTCACGTAGCCGGGCGTGGTCACTTCGTCGACGGTGATGCGGAACCCGACCAGGTCAACCAGCACGTAACCGCGGCGGAAGTTGCCGAACAGGACCGGGATGGCGTTCAGCGCCGCGTTGGCGAGATCCTCCATCGTGTTTACCGTGTAACCCAGCAGGGTCGACGGCTGGCCGGCGGCGAGGCCGGGCTGCCACAGGTAGTTGTTGGTCGTGTCCTTCAGCTTGCGCACGCGGCCCTGGGTCAGGGTGTTCATGGCCCAGGACGCGCCGTTCCGGTACCCGGCCCGCAGGCCGTAGCACAGATCGGTGAGGCCGTCGGCCGTGATCACGCCGCTCGGGCTGGTGCCCGGCGCCAGCGGGATGTATTCCAGCGCACTGGCGGCCCGTTCCGGCGACGCATCGTCGTCGGTGGTGACCGGCGCGGTGTTCAGGATGCCCGTCGGCTTTTTGGTGCCGTTGCCCGTCAGGATGGCGATGCCTTCCAGCTGGCTGAAGGTGAGGCTGGTGTGGTCGACCAGGAACTGCCCGACGTTAAAGAACATATCGTCGAGCGATTCCTCGGTCGCTTTCGGGTAGGCATAAAGCATGCCAAAGGTCGGCGCCCGTTCGCGCAGGCCGGCGGTGCCGGTTTCCGTGCGACTATCGGTTTCGCCTACCCACCCGCCGCCGTGCGTGTTGTGCACCGCGACCAGTTCCTTGTAGTCGGGCGTGCCGGCCTGCACCACCTTGACCAGGTTGCGCATCGGCGACAGCAGGTTTTCCTGCTCGTTGATCATGCGGCTGATTTCCTCCGGCACCGCATAGCCACCGGTAACGCCGGCTGCCGTCGAGATCGCCTTACCTTCTGGTGTCTGCTCGAAGGCGCCCAATTCGCGGGCGGCGACGCTGCTGTTGGATTTGCTGCGCAGGAATGCGTCGAACAGCTGCCGGTGCTTGGCCTTGGCCTGGTCGCCCGCGGAACCCGGCTTGTGGTTCTGCAGACTGGCTTCCAGCTGGTCGATCCGCTCGATCAGGCTCTTGCGGTCGGCCTCGGCCGCGGCCTTGCGGGCCTCGGCATCGGTGATCGCGCTGTTGATGCGGTCGACCTTGCTTTCCAGCTCGGCCACCGACTTGCCGTCGGCCTTCGCCTTGAGCAGGGCATCGTTCGCCGATTTGAACTCCTGCCAATCGTGGCCCAGCGCCTCGATGGCCTCTTTGACTGCTTTCTGGTCCATCACAAAATTCCTCTTGCTGCGTTGATGGCGACCAGCAATTCCTCGCTGGCCGTTCTATCCATGCGGTCGGGAAACTCGGCCTTGAGACCTTCGTACCCGCCGGTTATCAGCGCCTTGGCTTGTGCTGGTGACCACCCTGCATCCCGCAGGAGCGACTCAGTTTGGCGTGGCGTTGGGAGACGATTATATCCGGCCATCCCTTTTACGGCGGAAATTCTTGCTTCCCGATTCATCGGAAAATTCACCACGCTGACTTCCCACAAATCCAGCTTGAAAAGGTGCCGGACGTTGCTGTCGTCATAACGGGCTTCGTCGATGGTGTAGCCGATGCTCAGGCCGGTGAGGGCGCCGGCTTTCAGCAGGGCATGCCGTTGCTTCGCCTGGTCGCTGACCAACACCATCGTGCCGTCGACCGCCAGTCCTTCATCGGTTTCTTCGACGCTGTCCCACACGCCGACCGGGTCGTCGGTAAACCCGTGCTGCCACAGCATCAGCGGGCGCTGGCGCTTCAGGCTGTCGGTGAAGGCGCCGGGATGGATCACGTCGAATCCTTCATCGATGTTGCCGAACACGGCGCCCATGCCGCTGATCCGGCCGGCTTTGTCGCTGGCCTTGAGGTCAAACTTGACCTGCATGTACTGGATTTCTGGTCTGCTCACGGGGTTGCCTCCTGGTCGTTACTGGCGGCGCCTGCATCCGGCTTGCTGGCGTCGGTGCTCTTGCCGGCGCTCATGTTCATGGGCGTCATGTAGTCGTCGCCGGCCGGGTCGGTGCGCGGCGCCCGGTCGGTCAGCGCCCGCCACTCGTTCGCGTTGATGATGCCCATCTGGCGCTCGATCTGCAGCGTTTCGGCCCGGCTCTTGGCATCGCCGCGCAGCAGGGCGTCGACGTTGAATTTAACCGCGGTGTCCCACTTCTGCGCCTCCGGCAAAAGGTCGCGGTTGACGGCGGCCTCGATGGCGACCAGGTAGGGCATCAGGGCGTATGTCACGAATTCCAGGCTCTGCTGCTCGATGTTCGAGAAGGTGGCCCGCTCGAGGTCGCCGATCCGGTGCGGCGGCACGCCAAAGGCGCCGGCGATCACGTTGCGCTGGTGTTTCCGCGTTTCCAGAAACTGGCTTTCATCGTTCGCCAGCTGGATCTCATGCAGCTTCATCCCATCCTCGAGCACCGCCGTACCGCGCTTTTTCTTGAAGGTGGAGGTCCACGCTTCCTTGAACCGGTCGGCGGCCTCCTGCGTCATGAAATGGCTCGGGTGCTCGATCACCAGGTTCGGGATCGCGCCGTTGCCGAACAGGGCGGCGCCGAATTTCGTACAGGCGATCTCGAGGGCGATATCCTCGCGCAGCCGGTCGATCGCCCGGATCGGTGTGACGCCGTCGACGGTGCCGGTGCGGATGTGGTGCACTTCCCGCTGCTGATAGGTGCGGGTGCCGCCGCCCCGTTGCGTGATCTGGTAGGTCATGCGGAAATCGTCGCCGAGGCGGGCCATCGCCATGCCTGGCGGGATCGGGATCAGGTTGACCAGCTTGCCGTTCAGCGCCTGGTTTTTTACCGCGATAAATTCGCCGTAGAGGATCATCTGCGCGGCGACGGTGTACCAGTAATCGTAGCGCGACTGCCACGTATTCGGCGCCCGGTTAAGCAGCCAGGCCAGCTCGTGGTTCGGCAGTTCCTCGCGGTCGTCTCCGCTGCCCTTGATCACGTCGACCGGCAGCATTGCCAGCACGCTGGCGAGGGCGCGCACAATCGCCAGAATGGTCGGCGCGTTGAGGGCGGTTTCGCTGGTGACCGGCTCGCCGGCGGCGGTGGCCCGCAGGATGTCCATCCGGGATAGCACCTGGTCGATGCTCAGGGTGGTGTCCTTGGCTTCGGTGCTCGGCCCAAAAATGCGGCGCAGGATGTTCATACCACCACGATCCCTCGGCTCTCGTACACCGTGTATCCCTCTCGCTCGGCCATCAGCCGCTTGAGGGCCATGCAAATAGTAACAGCGCCGTCGATCTTGGCGGTGTCTCGTTCCTTGCGCGGGTGCAGAAATTCATGCATGCGGCCGGTTTTCCTGATTGTCACGTTGCTGACCATCCAGGTCAGGACCGGGTCGCCGTTGTGGTGAAAGGTTCCCTCTGCCACCATCGCTTCCCACCACCGCATCGGCTCATCGAAATTCATCGGCGTTTGCCGGAACTCAACGGTGCGCATCCCGGTTTTGTTCAGTTCCAGCGCCATCGATGTCGCGTTGTGCGGATCAAAGGCCAGCTCTGCCACCGTGTACTTCCGGCTGTCGTCGACCAGGTCGGCTCGCACGGTATCGAGGTCGATGATGTTGCCATCCGTCACCGTAATCAGGCCGGCCCGGATCCATCCGTCGTACCCGGCGTGCCGGGTGTTGCGGGCGGCATCCTCCGGCAAATAGTACCGAAGGAATGCATACACGTGGCGTTTCCCTTTTTCCTCACGCTGGAACAGCAGACATCTGGCGGTGATGTCGCGCTTTTCGGCCACGTCGATGGCGCCGATACATTGGGCGCCGGAGAATTCCTCCATGCGCACGCCGGGCCTGGCGCAGGCCGCCCACCTGGTCATGTCCATCCAGCTGGATTCGGCGTTGCACCAGACGTTGAGGCGCTTGGTCAGGAAGTCGGTTTGCTGGCTCGGCATGCTTTGGGCCTTGGCCGCCAGGGCGCGCATGTCGTCGGCGTATACGCTGATGCCGAGGTTCGGGTTGGCCTTGGGCCAGCAGGCCGGATCCCAAGGGTCGTCGTCGTCGTCGATGGTCCAAATGGCGACCATGAACGTTTCGTCTATCAGCAATCCCTGTAGCACCTTCAGGCCGTAATCGCGCAGCTCGTAGCAAATCCCGCCCAGGTTGTACCCGGCGGTGGTGATGTTGATGATCAGCGGCTGGCGGCGGGCGCCGGTGGCGGTCTCGATCACCGCATAAAGGTCGCGGCGCTTCCAGGCATGCAATTCGTCGTTGATGGCGGTGTGCACGTTGAGGCCATCCTGGCTCGATGCTTCGCGGTCCAGCGGCGCGAACTTCGAGGCGGTCTTTGGAACAAACAGCACGTTTTTGTGTGATTGGATGCGCCTGGCCCATCGGGCGCCCTTGGCTTTCGCCCGGCTCATCATCTCCTTGGCGTGGTCAAAGACGATCTTTGCCTGGTCCTTTTTCGTCGCCGCGCTGTACACCTGGGCGCCGGCTTCGTCGTCGTTGTCCAGGGCGTTGAGGGCCAGGCCGGCGGCTATCGTGCTTTTGGCATTCTTCCGCGCCACTTCCCAATACGCCTGTCTGAACCGGCGGCGGCTGGTGTCGTTGTGCCGCCACCCGTACACGGTGGTGATCATGAATAGTTGCCACGGTTCCAGCTTGATCAGCTCGCCGCGGGCAGCCCACTCGCCCTCGATATGCGGCAGGCTTTCGATCAGCCGGCAGGGTCGGCTGGCGGCTTCGACGTCAAAGTAAAACGGGAACTCCGGCCCGTCACGCTCGAGGTCTGCCAGCTGTCGCTCGGCTGCCAGGCGCAGCCATTTGCAGGCTGGAATGCGGCCCTCGACGACGTCGGTTGCGTAGTCCAATGCCTGCGAAACGTAGGGACCAAGGTCGGCCCATTCACTGGCTTTCGTTGTTGTTGCTACTGACACGCGACCTGCTCGATGGCGTCATGCCGAATTCGGTTTCAATCCGCAGCATGGTGGCTTCGCACTTGTGGATCTCGGCCAGCAGCGGGTTGCGCCGCGGCTGCGGATTTTTCAGGGTGCCGCCGGTGATCAGCATCCCGTACCTGTCCACGTTGTCGAAGGCGGTTTTCCACCTGCTCCTGGCCTTTACCCATATCAGGATCGCGCCGACGTCGGCGCCGCTTGCGCAGTTCAGTTCGGCGATGCGGGAGGTGAACTCGCGCCAATACCGCCGCTCCTGCTGGCTCAGTTCGCGTGGCGGCCTCGGCACTTTCACCTTGGGCTTCGGCTCGTTCGGGTTCATCCGGTCCGGGCTGGCGCTCCGGCCACCGATCAGCACGCGCAGGTTGCGTGGTATTGGCTTCGGGCCGGGCGTGCTCACGGCTCGCCCTCGGTGCTGCTCGGGATGCGACTGGCCTCGTTGCCGGTGAACTCTTGCCATCGGTTGGCGATGACGTCGCAGTACGTCGGGTCCAGCTCGACCAGGCTGGCGGTCCTGCCGATCTGCTCGCAGGCGATCAGCGTGCTGCCGCTGCCGCCGAACAGGTCCAGCACCCGCTCGCCGCGGGCGCTGCTGTTCTGAATCAGGCGGCGCACCAGGTTCACGGGCTTCATTGTCGGGTGGACATCGTTTCGGCTCGGCTTATCCTCGTAGATCACGGTGTCGGGCCGGTCGGCGGCGGCCTGGGCGAGGGCGAGCAGTTCGGCTTTGCTCAGGCTCGCCAGGTCGCGCTGGCCGTAGTCGATCACGGTGGTTTCGGTAAAGTCCCGCCCGAAGTAGTGGCCGGCGCCCGGCTTCCATCCGTACAGGATCGGCTCGTGGCGCCAGTTGTAATCCTGCCGGCTCAGGGTGGCCGCGCTCTTAACCCACACCAGCCCTTGCGAGACGCGCAGGCCGGCGGCGCCCAAGGCGGCCCGGTTTTCGGCGGCCATGACGTCGGCGTGGCAAACGTAGAAACACCCTCCCGGCTTCAGGTGCTGGCCGGCGGCGATGAAGGCGGCGGCGAGGAACTTCTCGTAGTCGGCGTCGCTCATGCAGTCATTGGCGATCGGCTTGTGCTCGCCGGCGGCGTAGGCGACGTTGTACGGCGGGTCCGTCCACAGCAGGTCGGCTGTCGCGCCATCCAGCGCCTTGGCGATGGTCGCCGGGTCCGTGCTGTCGCCGCACACCAGCCGGTGCCGGCCCAGGATCCACACGTCGCCTGGTCTGGTCGTCGGCTTTTTCGGCGCCGGCGGGATCTGATCCTCCGGTGTTTTCCCTTCGATGTTTGCGTCAAGGCCGAGCAGCTTGTCCCACTCCGCTTTATTAAAGCCGGTCAGGCTCAGGTCGTATCCGCCATCGAATAATCCGCGCAGCTCTGCGGCCAGCATCGCGTCGTGCCACGTCGCTTCCTCGTGGATCCGGTTGTCAGCCAGCCGGTATGCGCGCTTCTGCGCGTCGCTCAATCCGACCAGGCGATGGACCGGGACCTCCTGCAGGCCGAGGCGCTGCGCCGCTTTCAGTCTGGTATGGCCGGCCAGAATCACGCCGGCTTCGTCGGTCACGATCGGCTGCGTCCACCCGAACTCCTGAATGCTGGCGGCGACCTTGCCGGCCGCCTGGTCATTGATGCGCGGGTTGCCGGGGTATGGCTGGACGGCGGTGATCGACTCGAAGGTGAAGGCGCCGCCCGGCGGTGGCGGCCCGGAATCGGTATCACCAGAATTCGCTTTGTCAGGAATTTGGCGGTGCATTCTTTTGCCTCGTGTCGTCGGTCCCGGCGCCGGACTAC